TATTGAAAATATAATCGAACCCATTAGAGCTTTTAACACTTCCAGTAATGTAAACATTTTCAAGCTCGCCACCTGTATTTTTTATAATCCGGTCACCATTTTTATCTACTGATGATTCCTGTAATAATGATAAATCGCCGCTTTTAATAGCCCTAATTTGAGCTACTAATTCTTTTTCTTTCAATAAAACAGGTTTAGCATCACAACTTCCATACAATTCTTCATATGCATCATTACAACTAAAAAGCCCCTTTTTAGGTTCTTCTGGTAATTGTGTAACTAGGGCATTAACAGTAAAAGCGCTCGCTAATGCCCCAAGTAAAAAAAAGTGAAAGCCTTTTGTTTTGTAATGGCTAATTGCATTTTTAAAATCCTTAAATAGAGTTGTGTATCTGCCAGTAGTGTAAAAAGGTGGAACATAACTATAAAGCTCGTTAGATTTCTCTGTAAAAATTTGTGCTGTATCATAAGCATCATAAAGATTAGTGCCACGATAAACCCACTTGTCAACTATTTTACTATTGGCCGTATCACCATAACGAACAAAACCAATATGAACTTTTGGCAAAGGCAAACCTTTATCAGTAAATAATTTCCAAAAAAATGAGACAAAAGGAATGTTAAATCTATCTGAACGTCTGCAATAAACAACATGCTCTGCAAACATAACGCGAGCTTGTTTATCTAAGACAGATAAGTCTTGAACAATAAAAAAAACATCCCAACGTTTTTTTCGTGCATGTATTACCCAATCGAGAAGTTCTTGACGTCCGGCCGCGTTCCAATCGCGTGAATTAAACCATGTGCCGCATTCATCAAGAACTAAAGCGCCATTTTTTTCTTCACCGATAAAATCACCGTCATAGCCTAAACCGATATTTTCTAAGTCTTGAGCTTTGGGTCTGTCAGGTACACGATAAACGACAGTGTTTTTTTTGTAATTACCAACCAATTTATCAAGGTTTAAATTAAGATTAGTGGCAACTTTTCGGCCCTCAAGAAGATAATCGCGAATACGACCAACCGAGGCTAAAGTTTTTCCTGATCCTAGTTTTCCAGTAACAATATAAACAGGCATTAGCTTGTTAAAATCTCAGTTTTCCAACGTATAAACTTAATAACTAGACGATAACCAGTACAAGCCAAGTGCGTTGAAATTATTGCAGTTAAACAAAGTTGGGTATTATTTGGAGCAAATGAAGCAGCAAGACCAAGTGACGCAGGCAAAACAGAACCTATAAGACCGTCAATTTCAGATACAAGAAAATTTGTGGCTGTACCGACTAATGAAATTACAGTCAACATAGTTGCAAATAAAATACCTTTGCGACTAACAAAAAAAGCAATTGCAGTTACAAATGATGTTCCTAACCACGTTACTAAAGGCAACAAAAAAACAGGCATATTATATCCCCTCTCTTAACGTTTTATTAATAGTATAAAAAATATGCCAAGCAGTTAATAAACCAAACAACCAAGAAAGCAGCGGCTTGACTTTGTCAGCTACAAAACACATATCTAAACTGATAGTTTTTCCGGCAGGATGAAAATTATAAACAGTACAATCATTAGTAGGTAAACGTGAAGATAAACCAGAAGAATTACCGAGATTTAAAGAATCTGTATAACCTAATTCTGATGATGTTTTACCCATTAGAGAAGTTAATTTTGTTTGGTAAGCATCGTTTAAATTTTTTAAATCTTGATTGTGATCCAAATCTTTAGCTTGTCCACCATCACTAAAACTCTCATTTAATTTTTTCAATTCATTTACAACTGGTGTTAAATCAATTTGAATATCACCTGAACCAGGTATATTTGTACCAGGCTTATCACCATGAATGGGATCGTCTTTTCCATCATTATCATTATCTAAATCATCGTCATTTGGTATACCATCACCATCGATATCAGGGTCGTTATAATCAGGTAATCCATCACCATCTAAATCATTATCTATACATAAAAATTGGTCGTTGACCATGCCACAACCGGATTGACAATTTTGAACTGAACCACCTGCATATACACCACCACTGGTGCAAACATTTGACGGGTCTTCAGGACAACCGAGAACACCACCACCAAAAGAGATACAATCTTCACCAGTGGGCAAATCATGAGGTGTACCATCAAGCGATGGTAAATCATTATCACTATAACAATCACCTTCTAAATCAAGAGCGTAATATTGGTTACCTCCACCAATATCTACAGCATCATATTTACACATTGAACCATCTGAATGTTCAAAACAGCCCGATTGTTGAGTGACTGGAATAGTTAAATACTCATAACCAGAATTTACACCACAGCTATCAAGTAAAGATAATTGGGTAGGGTCATAACAAAGAAAATTTTCAGAATCAACATAAACAGATGAAACATAACTAGGATATTGATCAGGAGGACAAAATTTTGAGGTGTATGAATTTAAATTCTCAACACTAGGATTAACAGTAAATTGTTTGCCACTCCTGTCTTCATATGGAGCTTCACAGTTATTACGGGTAACTGTTACTGATGTTGTTGAAGATGTAACAGAGTATTGACAAAAATCTTTATAAAAATCTGTATTACTCAAATGATTTAAATAAATGTCTTTTGTAACATCAGCGCATTGAGATATTAAAACTAAAAGCTCTGGTGCGTCACCAATTCCGGTAATCTGGTCTGAACCGCCAAGAATTAAACAATCAGCGACCCACGCTGTGTCAGTTTTCGGTGAACGTAAATCTATAGTTCCGTTTTCAAAAATATTATCTGAATCAGGAGAGAAAACAAGATCAGCTATTGAAAAAAAAGGCACTAAAAATAGTGCCACTATAATTAATGCCTTTTTCATTTTTTTTACCAACTTTATTAGGTTGAAGCAGAAACAACGCGTTTGAAAACTTTGAACAACACAAAACTAACAACGATTGCCGTGATAACTGGCCAACCCTCGGCAATCAATGCTGTTGCATCAGTTAAAACACCTGTCAATGCAGATGAAGCTTCAGCAGGAACAGCAGCATGAGCCGAACCTGTTGTAAGAACCATTGCAATAATTAACATAGTAAACGACTTAATTTTTGAGAACATAACAATTTTCCTTCTGTATTCCGCGAAATTGCGGTTTAAATAAAGCCCATAACTTTGCGGAAGACATACCACAAATAGGACATCGAATAGCCAATAAAAAAAGAACCTAAAATGTAACCTGAAAACTGAACTACATCTGCAAGTAACATTATTTAGCTCCAGATTCATTAGCTAAAAAACCAAGGCAAAAGGCTAGACACATACTGCAAACAAGCATCGACATTACAATTAAATCAACGTGTTCTTGAGACATATATAAACCCACCTATTAAAAACAATAAAATAACTATTGAAAGAGGTTGCATAAAAGAAACCCCAGTTAATTTCTTAATTAAACGAGATAAAAAAAATAGATAGGAAACGGCCATACTATTTAATTTTACTTAACAAAAAAGAAAAAAATGTATAGAACATTAGCTAACCTTTGAAAGTTGCTTTTCTTGAAGTGGTAAAAACTTCAAATTCCAACGATCTAATTCAAGTGAGTTATATTGATTAGTACGGAATGAACTAGGACACAATGTGTATAAACCAACAGGCAAACATTCATGAGCGTTATCAAATGACAGTACAACTCGTGTAGGAAATGCACCGCCGTTATGCATATAAATATCTTGCTCTAAACGTTCTTTCTCTCCACGCTTAACATTACGTGGTGCATGATGTCCTTGTACTATTTCAAATTTCAATGTATCAATCATAATCAACCTACCTTTTGTTTTTCATTTAAGACGCGTACGTCATCGTTTTTACAAAATGGACAGCAAACCATATTAAAATTAGTTACGTCCAAATCAGTTTGTTCACCTGTCCAACCACATGAACAAGTAAAAATTTCTTCTATAAATTCAGATAAAAAATCGTCCATGATATAAGCCTCTAAGCAACCCTATGTAATTTAAAATTAGAGCGATTTTGTTGAAACTGAACTGCTAAACAATCAGGCTCTACATAGCCTTCTGGTAATTGATTAGAAAAATCAACGTTAACCATTCTGATAATAGGTAATACATTTGAAGCATTGCCGTGTAAGTTTTGAAGTTGCGCTTTTGGAACAACTTCCATGAGATCAGAAACTTTACGGTAGAAAGTACTCTCAGAAACGGAATCTTTTAACTTGTCCCATCCATACGTTTGCATATCCAAATAAAATTTATGCAAAGTCTTCGCTTTTGAATAACTAACATTGCCTTTTGCTGTTATAGTCGAATGTACTTTTTTCAATTGTTCAAAAACTTCACTATCGTTATAAATCGTCATATTCTCACCGCCAAATGCATCAAATATATCTTTCCAAGCCGTTTGCCATAAACTCTGAATTACATTGCCATTAAAATTTTCACAGTAATCCAAAAAATCACCTAAGTGTGTTGGTATGCCTAAGCGCTTCATCATGTCGGGCATAATACATGCTTCATATCTCAACGCATTTTTAGCAAACTCTTGTACTTCTGGAGACATCATTGCAGCTAATTGGCGTTGGTAATATTCGTTATTCGGCTCTTTTACTGACTTGGACGTAATCTCTTTAATTTGATGTTGAAGTTCAAACCACTTCAGATATTGTTTTAGTAATTTATTACGACTACTACGTTGACCTTTACCAGACATGCCCCAGTAGTTCGTAGTTTCATGGGAATTCTTAGAAACTTGTGTTTGTCCTGAGTGGACACGTTTACATGCTTGAATAACTTGAAGAGATATATTTTCGTTTTCAGCATGTGCGCTATAAGTGCAATCAATTTGCTTTAATTCAGCATTTGAAAAATCAAGCATTTCTGAAAAATCAGGCATAGCAAGGATTAAAGCCTGTATAAGTGAAACAATTAGATTAGGGTTATCTGAGCCAAAAACATTATGCCCTTGTAAGATTTTGTTAATTGAACCTTTGATTTGAACAAATGGAAAATAAGTTTCTGAACCTGCAAATATTTTGAAAGCTAGTGAGGAATTAGAGCTAGCAATAGAGTCCCAACAAGAACGAAGCGATGTAACTTCTGCAATACCGGGCGAAACCCAATCGACAATTTCACCTGCGGCAACTTTGCAACCGTTTTCATGACATAAGCGTAAATCAACGATTCCTACTGCCCTATCCTTTTTATCTAAGGAATGAGCAACGAATTCTAACTTAAAAGGTATATTTACGACTGCCGTGTCAATCATTTCTAATTTTCTAAGAAATTATATTTAGGTCAAATAATAGTTTCTTAGAAATCAGATTGCAAGTTTATGTGAATATTTGTTTATAATTTATTAGAAACCCATAAACAAGAAATAATAATGCCAAGCAAACATATTGACGATGTAACATGGAGAAAGGTCGAAAAAGAAACATTAAGAGCAGTAAAAGCAGCAGATAAAGTATTCAAAGAAACTGAAATACTCAGGCTGCTTATACTGAAAGGCTTAGAACAAGTAACAGACGAAGATTACGAAAAATTAGCAAGAAAAAAGAAATAAATCGTTAAAAAACAACACTTATACCCAATAGGAATATGCTTATAACTATTATTTCCTGTTTGGAAGAAGAAAAACGAAAGAATAAGGCTTGTAAAAAAGAAAACTCCCATAATGGGAGAAGAATCCACTGTTATAGTATGTGGATTCTTCCAACTGCCCCTTTTTTCGCTCATAATCTGCAAATGCAAATCAAAATAAATTCAAACGATCCCCTTTTCGAACAGAAAATCGAACTTCTAAAATTACAATTCAAAACAGGTGCAGCATCAAAAGCAGCAAGAAAAGCTATCGAGAACTTTTACGAAATTGAAAGGCGTTGTGAGTTATTAGAAGCACAAAATGAATCAATGAGTGCTGAAATAGATAGACTAAGAGAACTAATGAAAATTATGGAAAGCCCATCTATTGGGGCAAGAATAGCCCATTTAAGAAGTTTAAGAAGTTAAATGGGCCATTAGTCCAACTCTGAAGAGTATCGGACATAGTGGGGTGTGTTTAAACTAACCTACAATCTCTAAGTACCTATCGATTAATAATTGCTGATTATCAATCCCCGTATTAGTTTGCAAAACCATCAATAAAAATATTTCTAAAAACTGCTTATTTCCAGTTTTATATTGTGATTCTGCAAAACCCCACATTTCAGTAAATGAATCATCTTTAATACTTTGTTCCATCAACGACCAGTTGTTATAAATTTCTTCTGAAAGCTCTTGGGTATTACTAGGCTCAAAATTAAGCATTTTTAAATCTCCGTTATTATTAAGTTCGAATTAAATGTAAAATAATATTAAAAAATAAACGTGAAATTCCGGAATTTCCGGAAAAACAAACAAGAAAAAGAAAAGTTTAGCAGGATGGCGGTTGATGGTTCATCAATTTGAAATAACATGGTTTCTTAGATTGTGCTACTAAAAACAATCATCAGCCCTTGAAGTTCTCCAGAGCTGCAACTGGAGAAACTCCCCTAACATCGCAAGCTAATTTGCTGACGCAAGAACAAAGAAGTTTTTATCTGCGATGCTAAAAAACAAATAAACAAAAAAAGTAATAAATCAAAATAATGTATGTAGCTTTGTCGCTTCAACGCTGCGCGCATCGCTGACAAAGCTACATACATTATAATGAATCTGAATCTGAGTATTTTTGTTTAAAATCATCTCTTAATTTGTCATTGCAATATATTTCTGTTTTCACATCAGCTTTTATTAAAATAGCTTTACAAGCAGATATCCAACGAACCTTATAGCCAAGCTCCCCAGAATAAAAAGCACGACCATCATTATTGAAAATATAATCGAACCCATTAGAGCTTTTAACACTTCCAGTAATGTAAACATTTTCAAGCTCGCCACCTGTATTTTTTATAATC